CTAATCACTCCTACTAATCCAATGTCGCCAAATAGCGCCTAAACTTATACATGCGTATCTTAACGCATCTACTGCATGGTCGTTACGTTTTAATGGTTTATCTTCGCCACGTTCTTGCTGCTTGACATCCCAAACATAACTCTCAATTTCTTCTATTAGTTTAGTGCAACTATTGTGAATCAATAGTTTTCTACTACTTAATAAGTTATACACTACTCTAATACCATCTTGAACATTATTGTTCGCTTTTGTAATTCCTAAGTGATTATCTCGCCATAACTGTGTAATAAATGAAGCTGCGGAAGGGTCAACGTATATTCTGCGTATATCATAATCTAATAAAAAGTTTTTAAGTTCTCTGGAGTATTCAGCATCTGATAATTGCTTTTGTCCTTTTGCTGAATCATAATAATATTCTTTACATACGTATAACTTGTCATCTACTCCTTCGCCAATTAATAATGCACAAAATGGATTAGTCGTACCATAGTCAATTCCTACATAGTATTCTTTCATTTTTGGTAAATCTGATACTACGTTGGTATCTCTCTGGAAGGTATCATAAACTGCGCCTTCTGCCATAACCCACTCGCCATTAATAAATCTGCGATACCATAAACTACTAGCTGGTGCATATTCTGCTTTTAAAGCTTCTACGTACTTTGGGTCTAAGGTATGGTTGTCATCTAATTGAAATGCAAAATTCCTAATATCTAATTCATGTTCTCTATCTAAGAAGTTCTTTTTAAGCCAATGGTTTGGACTATCTGGGTTAGTTGTTAAAAATAATTGTGCGTTAGGTACTCTTAAACGTGATAAAAGCATCTGAAAAAATGATTCTGACCATAAGGTTACTTCATCTCCATAAGCGCCAGCAAGTGTTAAACCACGTATTTTTGCTTCAGCTCTCTCATCGTTAGCGCCTACTATATAGATAGTTCGATTTCCTATTTGGATTTCTCCAGAACCAGTACGTGTAATAAAGCTTCCAGAACCATCAAGTAATTCTGATAAGACATCAATTACGTTACGTTTTAAAGTTCTTTCAGTCTTACCTATCATAAGTAAGTTACCTTTAGCGCCATTAGTGCAGAACTCTATCCAGCGGATTAATGAAGATATTGTTTTACCAGAAGATACTGAACCTTGCCAGATATTTATTCTGGCAGTTGAATCTAAAATAGAATCTAACTGTTTACCTTTCTGAAGATTTATCATTTCTTAAATCTTGTATTTGTTGTGCCAGTTCTTTTACTGGGTCATCTTGTGCAGTAGCAACATTACGTTCTGTTCTACCCCACTTATCTGGATATTTACGTTCTAATCTCCACGCAGCAGCAGTCCAGTTCTTTTGTGCAGCTTGACCTATTAATCCAACTAACATAGCTTCTGATTGTGCTTGCGCCTTTTTTACTGTGTCGGTAAATTCAACAAAAATTTCTTCTTTTTTGCGGATTCTTGAACGATTTGATTTAGATACTCTATCTATTTCAGCATTACCACGTTTAAGCCACTCGTAAATACTATCTCTATGAATACCTACTAAAGCAGCAGTAGTTTCAATATAATTACCAGCACGCAGATATTGTGCTATTTCATCGATTAATTCTTTTGTCAGTTTTGTTGGTCTGCCTGCCAATGTTACGCACTCCTGTTACGTTAACCACTTAAACCTGTTAAGTGTTAGCTATCTAGTACCGCTAATCCTACTTGCTGCAAGACATCTTGCGCTTTTGGTATATTACCGCTTGTAGCATTATATAACATATCTGTCATCAGTATGCACGCAGCATTAAAAAAATCATTACCGCTTATAGCAATATTGTTTCTCTCCATAATTGGTAAATAGCCAGATTCGTATATACCATCTGTTACTGATTCTCTTAAATTTTTAAACTCTATTTCATCTATGCCATCTTCATAAGCAAAATTTGCAGTAAGAAAAGATATAAATATCTGCATCGCTTCTTTAATTTCTATTGGTATCTCGAAGAATACTTCTTCTGGGTTTATTTCGTTTTCGTTACTATCTGACATGTATAACCCAATTCTTCTAATTCTTGTTTTGCGTTTTGTGCGTGTTCTGGACTTTCTACTACGACTTTTAAATATGTTGTTTGTTCGCCAAAATCATCATCAAATTTTAGTGGTTGGTCGTTAGCATGAAGCATATCCATAATATCTTGTCCAGTAAAACCTAATCCAGATAAGTCATTAGTAATTGAATCTATTTCTGATAACATTTCTAGCAGCTTTGCTTCGTTCCATCCACCATCGATTGTAAGTGTATTTGATGCAATTAAATACGCTTTAGCTTCAATATCGGTATCAAAAGCGACATGAAGTGTTGGTATTAGCCACTCTTTTGTATCTTGTTCTACATTTATGTACTTTGGCAACTCTTCTGAATCTCTGTACATAAATTGCAACGCAGTTACTCTACCATGTCCAGCAACTAAAAAACCAGTAGTATCATTAACTACTGGTAATTCAATAAACCCAAAACGTTTAATGCTTTGGATTATTTCGCCTATGTTGTGTTCTTTAGGATTTTCTTCATCAAATTGAAAAAGATGTAATCTATCGTAAGTAACTTTTGCTTCCATTTACTTATAATAGCATCGCTTTCACAAAAGCGATTAGAATATCATATAGCGTAGCTAGTGTGCCGCTCATGTAAGGTGTTTATCTTACATCGCTAGCTGCGCTGCTAGCATGAAGTCTTAACGTAGATATTTACTAGGTTTAACTTCTATGCCAGCATCCAGCTTTTTATACATCTCATCGAGTTTAAAACCAACACTATCAGAAGCCATCTTAGCTTCTAATCTTTTTATTCGATAAGATATAATCCCCATTTTACCGAACTCATAAATTAAGAAGCCAATAAATGATATTCCTATACCATAGAATAATCTCCAATCCCATGATTGAATCATCCATGTTTCTATAAATAGTTTTAACATATTCTCCTAACTTGCTATTGAGAAATCGTAGTAATAATCTGTACTACCACTCTCTAACTCTTCTAGCATCTCTGTTGCTGCGTTAAATGTTAAAGCATAACCTTTTTTCTTTAACATCTTTGCTTTACCTTTTGAGTGCTTGTAATAGCCATACTCTTCATTAATGGCATATTCCTTGCCATACTTATCGCTTGTGTAATCATCTCGGATAAAATAGACAAACTCTAGCTCTAGCTTTGTATTGTCTATGCTCTCTCCAGATAACTTACCAACTTTGTATAGCTTTTCGTATTCGTAGTAAGGTATCGTACCTTCTTCTTTACCTTTTCTGTAATCATAACCAGCTCGAAATGCCATCTTGACATACGCAACTTCTTTGCCGCCTTTGAATATTTTTACATCAGCTGGATATTTCCAGAACGCCAAACTTCTAGGAAGTAATCCACCTTCGCTAGAATCACGCTCTGTATCTATCTCTTTTTCTAATGTACCTACAAGTTCGTAGGTATATCCTTTGGTAACAAGAAAGTCAGCGAATTTCTTAAACGCTGGAGATTTCTTAAAAAGTTTTTTTAACTTTTCATCCATCTTTTTACCATCCTTTCTTACACTATTATTGTATCACAATGTGATATTTATAGTCAAAATTACTATAATTACTTCAATAACTTTCTTGTAGCTAAGTGATAATCTAATAAAACTTCAACTAATTTATTTTCTGATTTAGTTGTTTTATATTTAGTCAATCTAATTTCTTCTCTAAATTTAACAATTTCTTTATAAGCTTCTGACAATTCTTGTGTTTGTGATTTATAATTATTAATTAATTTATCAGTAAAAATAATCATTTCGTCTTTATTAAGTTTTTTTAAAAATTCAACATCTACATTTTCAATATCAACTTTATTATGATGATTTATTCTTATATATTTAAAATTATTAATTCTATATTTAGCTACCATTATTTCTCCAGTCTATTATGAATTTCTTGATGAACCATTTTTTCAGTAACATCTAATCCATCTAAATTAATTTGATACGCTTTAAATGTATCAATAGCATTTTTAAGCTGATTAAGTTCAGATTCATCTCTGAACTTTAACATTGCTAGTATTGCTGCATTTGCCATTTATTCTCCTTTACAATAGTCTTTCGTAATCCCATACTTTGATATTATGCAATACTGCATTAATACCTTTATCGTATGCTTTTATCCACTCGGATAATTCTCTTTTTGTTAATCT